ATTACTTTTGTTGCTCCTAGTAATTTTATCTGATTTTGGTCTTCTTTTGTTAATCTATTTAATATAATATTTACTGTTGGAGTATAAAATATCGTTCCATTTTCTCTTGAGCCTGTAATAGTATCAGTAAGACTTGCAACACCTAAAGGCATTGTATATCTATAAAGACTATTACTTCCCATTTCTAAATCAGTAATTTCACCATTCGCTGTTGGTATTGAAGTTACTTGGTCATAAACTGCGAAATAAATAAATTTTATTCCACCTGATATTCTATTACAATCAAGTCCTCTACCTTTTGTTAATGCTGTACACGCCATATTTTAAAGTTTTAAAGGTTAAAGGAGCAAGGGTTTTTACACCCCTGCTTCTTGTATTAATTTTATGATTGTCTTACAATATCTGCTCCTACTCCTGTTTGAACACCCATAGAGTATTTTGCAACCACTCTAATGTTGTCTGAACCATCTAAGTTAGCCATATCAAGTAAAGCAATACGTGTCGTATCTGAAAGCAAGTCAGTTCCTGCGAACATATTACTTCTTTGTGCTGCTACTAATTGATTGTCAACCATACCTGGACAAACTGCAATTTTGTAACCTTCAAATACAGGCTCATAGTCACCATTCATATTGTAAGCATTAACATATCCTAATGTAGATACTGCTGATACATAGAAAGCGTAAGTCTTAGGATTCATATAAATATGTAAGTCTTCCTTTCTTAAGATTGGTGAAACATTAGCAGCCATATCTGCTGTTAAAGTTTGTAAGTTTGCTATAATGTTTGCTGCTGTATATGCTCCTGAAGCAGAAGACTGTATAACTGTTGCATCAACACCTGGTAATAAGTACCCTGTTGCTGTTCCTAAGAATCCAGCGAACTCACCATTTGTAGCCGCAACACCTGACCATATAGAAGATTCTGCTGCATCTGCTATGATTTCACCCATATAAGATATAACATAGTCATCAAAAGATGGTGGTGGTGGAGCGCCTGCGCCTGCTCTCATTTGTAATGCTTCCCAAGAACTAAGTAAAGTAGTTTTACATAGGTCTAAGTTGATTTGTAAATTTTTAGGCTCTAATACTTTTTCTGTAAGTGCTAGTGTACCATTGTCTGTAAAGTCACAAGTAGCATCTCTTACTACTGAACTTCCAGCCATTCTTTGTATGTTAGACTTGTACTTGATGTTTTCAATCAAAGTTAAGTAGTCTAAACTTCTTGTTTCCTTTAGTGCCGCAGAGATGTAAAAACCTGCTGCTTTTCCACTAAAATTACTTGTTACTGTAAACGCCATTTTTTTATTGTTTTAGTTATTAATTATTTGTTTAAATTGTATAAAAATCTTTCTTGTCTAGTAAGTTTCTTGTATTCTTTTGTAGATAAAGGTTTTCTGTCTACACTAAACTTATTAGTATTTATTGGTGACTCAGCAGGTGATTCTGCTAACTCAGTTTTTAATTTTTCATTTTCTGCTTTAATTGCTTCTACTTCTTCTGATGTAAATTCAACTACTTCAGTTGTCTTTATAGACTTAGGAGTATGACTTCTTTCTTCAGACTCTTCAGTTTCTTCTGTCATCTCTACTTCTTCAGTATCACCTTCACCTATACGTGATTTAAGGTCAGCAACTGCATCTTCTAAGTTCTTAATTCTTTTCTCCATACCTTTCCAATCAGCAACATCTGCTTCTTCATCATAATCATCTTTATCATCTTCTTCTGCTAACTCTTCAGACTCCATCTCTTCTTTTGGAGTATCTTCTTCTTCAGTTTCTGACTCTATAACCTCTCCTACGATTCCTTCTTCTTCTACTCTAAAAGAAACGCCTGTGTCAAGTTTATAAGTTCCAACAGGTAATAATATAGTAGTACCATCTTCAGTTAAAACGCTGATGTCTACACCTGCTTCTAATTCTTCAGCCGTTGATACTATAATTGTACCATCTTCTGTTTTAGCCTGAAAACCTAGTTGTACTTCTTTTTCATCTAGTCCTAAGGCTACTAATATTTGCTTTTTTAAATCCATAGTAATTTATTGTTAAGTAAGTTTGTATAATATAATATAATAGTTATTTATTTATTTGATTTTTAGATTATTTAAGTAATTTTAAAGCATCTTTCATAGATTTAATATCTTGTGCTAAATTAGGTCTATCTTCTAACACATCATTAATTTTAATTCCTAATTCTTTTGCCTGTTTTACAATATTGTTATAAGGTTTTTGTAATTTTTCAAAATCATTAATGTTTTCATTAACTTCTTTTACTAAATTGTCTTTTTTATTTGATATGTCAGCAACTTCTTCAGATAAACTTAATGACTTTTTTACTGCTTTTGCATAGTCGCTTTTAAATTCACTTACTACACTTAACTCAACCTTTTTAGGTTTTTGGCTTTCTCTTATTATTTTATTTAAAGCACTTAGTATTTGTTCTGTTGTTGGTTTCATATTATTTTATCTTGTCTAGTTCTTTTTGAAAATCAATAGCAGAACCTCTATTATCTCTTAATTCTCCTAATTTTTTTAATCCCTCCCTATATTCATCAATTCCTTCAGGTTTTACTCCAATTTCAGTTGCTGACTTACCTAATTTTGCAATAGCATCACCTAATACATCTAATTGCTTATCTGCTTGTTTATCACCACCCCTTATAATACCTTCTGCATCTGACCAAACTTTTTTGTATTCCTTATAAGCATCTTGTGTCTTTTGTAGCCAATTATAACCATCTTTTTGATAATCTATAATTCTTTTTGCTTCTTGTATTTCTTTGTTTAAATCACCTATTAAAGATAACTCAACCTTCTGAACACTTAACAATTCTTTTAGTGCAGTTCTTACTTCTTCTGTTGTAAATTCTTTCTTTTGCATTTGTTCAAATTTATTAGTAAAGTAGCCTTCTATTGAAAGACCTTTTAATTCTCCTTCTTTTATCTTAGTCCATAAGTCATCATTTTCTATTTTCATTTTGACAAACCAAGTACCATTAGGCAAATTAAAACCATACATTTTTGACTTATCTTGTTCACCTTCTTTTATCCAACTCTCTACTGTTAGAACTCCAGACACTCTGTCTTGGTGTTGGTAAGTCGCTTTATGATGGTTATTGTGTTTTAAGTATAACTCACTTGCTCTTCTTACTGTTTCTTTTGAAAAATATACATAATAATCCGAATCAGTATTAGGGTCATATCTAAATATGTGTTTATTAGGTATTAAAGCAGGTGAAACTAACATACGCTTTTCTTCATCTACTTTAGCAAATGTTAAGTTGTTTTTGTCTTTACCAAAGAATACAAAGTCTTGCTCTATTGCAGGAGCAGTTACTAGACTTATAGCATCAATTGCTAACTCTTGGTTATCATCTTCTATTACTAGTTCTACTATTTTTGTGTTTTTCATATTATCTTATTATAATTTTGAAATTATTTTTTGAATTTGTTTTGCTATATTAGAAGCATCTTTTGCTCCCATTTCTGCTTCATTTAATCTAGTAGAAAACAATTTAACTATATCTGAACTAACACCTAATTCTTTTGCTGCTTTTACTCCTTTAGCAGCCTCTCTTGCAGCCTTTTCATAATTTCCAACTGCTGAAACAGCAGTATTTTCTGCTTTAAACAATCCTACCTCTATATTTCCAAAATCACTCATAGCCTTGTCTAAAGGTTTATTTATATCATCTATTATAGCCAACTCTACTTTTTCAACTTTACTTAAATTAAATTCTTTTAATTCTTTTGCGTATTCTTCATACGTTTTTCCTAGTGGTGTTGGTTTCATTTTATTATATTTTTTAGGATTCGCTTTTTCACAGGCTTCTTTAGTAGAGTATTTACACTCTCCTGTATTACCATACTTATACTTTCCATCTTTACATTTTTTACAAGGCATATTATATAATAGATTTATTAGTTATTTATTTGATTTTATATTGTGGCTCTACGTCTTATGTTTGCTAATTGGTTTTGGCTATTAGTCATTTCATCAGTTACGACAAAGGCTTTTAAAGGCTCAGGTTGTTGACCACCACCTAAAGTAAATGCGCCTCCTAACATTTGTGGAGCAGGAGTTTCAGGACTTGCTGCTGGTACACCACCACCTCCACCACTACCTACATCTACAGCCATTATCTTTTTTACATTTGCTAAACCTGATACAATTATTGCTGCTGCTTGTAACATAGCCAAAGGAGTACCTTTACCTGCTGCTAATGCTCCATTTGCTGCTGCATAAGTATCTATAATAGCCTGTGCTACTGCTAAGGCTTTATTTTCTCCTGCTAATTCACTTAAAGACCCTGCTAGACTACTATAAGCATCTAATTGTGCAGTAACATTATCTAAGGCTACTTGTTTTTGTTCTTTTTGTAGTGATATATTGTTCACAAGTTGCTCAGATTGAAAACCTGTTATTTGTGCTTGTACTGCTTTCTTTTCGTTTAATGCTTCTTCTAATGCAATTTGATTTTCTAAACTATTATTTTTATCTACATCTAATTGTGCTGCTTTGATTTGTATTTCTACAAGTTTCAACATTTCTTCTTCTTGTCTTTTTAAGACTTCACCTAATTCATTATTTGCTGCAATTCTTTCTTCAAAAGTCTTACTTTCATCATCTCTTACTTGTCTTAGTTTTTCTGCTTGTCTATCATATTCTTCAATTAACCCCTGTACTTGTACTCTTGCTAGTTCACTTTGTTTTCTTACGTCTACTAATGCCTTTGCACTATCTAAAGTAGACTTTGTATAATCTTTTATCTTATCAGTTATTTTTACTATCTGCTTTTCCATCATAATAGTTTCAGCAGTATTACCTGTAACAGCATCTTTAAAGTTTAATAATGATTCTTTAGATGTTTCTAATGCTCCTTTAAAATCACCTTTAAATACTTGCATAAGTGCTTTTCCTAGACCACCTATACCTTGTATAAGGTTTTTAACTCTTGTTATTACTTCTATTCCTAAAGTCTTACCAAATTCTAATACTTGTTTTACTGCTGTATTACCAAATATCTTATCAAAAAAGCCTGTGGCTGTACCTAAGTTACTTTCTATAAATTTAAAAAAGTCATTAAAAGTTTTGCTTAAAAATTCCATAGCAGTATTAAATGTATCTAATACTTTTTGATTTTGTGTAAATACTTCTGCTAGTTTTGCAAACAAAGCAACTAAAAGACCAAAACCTGCTCCTTTTATTACTGTTGCTATACCTTTTATAGATTTACCTAATACACCAAACCCCCCTGCTGTTTCTTTAGTTGACTTATCTAGTTTATCTACATCTTTAGTAACATCACCAACATTAGATGTAATCTCTGCTTCTATTATTGTTTTATTCGCCATAACCTATTTTTTTATAAATTCTAATATTGTATTTATCTTTTCTTTTAATTCTGCTATTTGTACTTTTAAATCTGACATTGCTTTAGCATTGTCTTCGTGCCTTTTACCAAATTCTTTTTTAACTTCATATAAACTAAAAACCATAAACTTATATATTGTGTAGACTGCTCCTATTAGTAATACTAATGGTAAACCATAACCTTCTATTAATTGTAATATTTCTTCCATTATACTATTATTTCATAAAGATTTAAAGTTGCACTCCAACTTATATTCATATTCGCTGCTCCTGTTACTGATAAGTGCATATCATTAGTAGAGTCAAAAAATAAAGCAGTTGTCCAACCTGTTACTGTTCCAAAACTACCTAATGTTGCTACACTTTCGTTAGATACTTTTAAATATACTATACCTGTTGCTCTTAAAAAGATTCTATCATTAGGACTACCACCTGCTGTAACACCTGTTCTAACTCCTAATACGTTTGCTTCAAAGCCTTGAAAAGAACTTGTAGAACTTCTTGCTATAATTGTATTAGAACTGCTGTTATTGACCTTTAAATTAGTCTGTGTAGCGTCTGTAGTCGTTCCTGATAGACTTACTACTGAACTTTGACCATAACCCTTACCAACACCATTAAAAGCCCCACCACCAAATACTACTTCACCATCTCTTTCTGCTATACCATAATTACCTAATACTGTTGCATTGTTTACGTTGTTTGCTATTTCATTGTTATCACCTATTAGCAAGTTATTTCTTGAAGAGCCTTTTACTATATTATTCTCACCCATAATTATAGTATTATTCACACCTTTTTGAGTTGAGTTGTTTTTTCCTTTTACAAAGTTGTTTATATTGTTAGCATTAACATTTACAGATGGTTTTAACTTATATGCTGTACAAGTATTAGAATCTGTATTGTAATAATAACCATACGCTTCACATTGTACTTGATTAGGTATAATACCATTTGTACCATCAGTAAACTGTACAATACCCTGACTAGATATTGCTATTGGTTTTACGCTAAATCCTTTTTTAAATTCCATTATGGTATAAGTATAAATTCAACTGTTGCTAAGTCGTTTGGTTTATAATCTATTCTATTTACTCTAAATACTCTATTTTTTAACATTACTTTGTCACTAAACTTAAATGTGTTTATGTCTGCTGCATTTAGATTTACTTTAATTGTCATTATTCTAGTATCAGCGTTATATAATTCATTATAATAAGGTGACCAATAAGTATTATAAAGATTATCTACTACAGGGTTTAATGGATTAAACAACTGACACTCTCCAAAGTTTATATCTGTTGTTGTTGGTAACGCTCCTGACGTTGCTTGTGTAGGTATTGCTGATAAGTGACTTGCTTGTAGAAAGTGTGTCTGATTCTCACTAGACCCACCATTCTGTGCAGGTATGTAGTAAGTCATACCATTGTCTAATTCTTTCTTTGTGTTTATGTGTACTATACGTGGTGAATTTTCAAAGCCTTCTGTACTACCATCATCATTACCCTTATATACTACAGGTATTATAAAATTAGAAAACTGAGAAGCAATAGGTTTTACTATTGTCGCTGCAAAAGGCTCTGCTATAATTTCTTTTATACCTGTAAATAATGTAGGTAGTCCTGTTGCTGATGTAGAAGCGTCAAACTCTTTAGAGCCATACAAGAAACCACTTGTAGACCTTTTATACAAGTTAAACGCATAGTCATCATCATCTTCTACAAACTTGAATTCTGTATGTTTATTTAGTTCTACTAATGGTGTTAACTTCATTTCTGAAACATCTATCTTTTCTGTCCAATCGTGTTGTATGCTTCTTGCTGCTAAGTTAGTACCTGCTGTATTAGAAATAAATACATCTGCATAAGGCTCTATAATTATGTTATTAGGATTATCAGGATCAGGCATTGTAACTAAGTTAAACATCTTAATTAATCCACTTAGAAAATCCCATTGCCCTACTTCACCTCTTAGTGTATTTAGTAAAGAAGCGTTACTTGTTAATTGACTTGATATTGTTCCTGA